TATCGGTGGCCGTAGTACTAACTGTCTGGTAAACGCAGAGATAGAACCGATGTTCGAAACAGAGTACAAATTCCAAGAAGGTATGAGGAGGAGCGGCGGATGATGATAGAAATAGCATTGATGATAATAGTTATAGGTTTATTCGTTGGGATAGGAGTTACCTTATATATCATGGGAGCCTATTCAAGAATGAAATAAATGGCATAGAAGGAAGCCGAGGGGAGGGGTGAATGATGAAATTTACACCGGGGCCGTGGGTTATTAAACATGAGTTTAATGTTATGGATAGTAAGGGGCGCAGTGTCGCCGCCTGTGGGGGACAAATGCAGAATTTCGATGTAGAAGAACTCCATGCAGAAAAAATTGCCAATGCTCACCTTATCGCCGTCGCACCTGAAATGTATGAGTTATTAGAACAACTTGAGTGCACAGAATATATCCATAGTGGCGACACATACTGTATTTGTCCGTCCTGTGGGTCAGAGTATGAGCATAACAAAGACTGTCGGCTAAAGTTGTTGTTGAGGAAAGCGAGGGGTGAGTAGTGAAGCTTAGTAGGTCAGATCCTTACACGCAGGATGAATGGTTTGGTGCGATCTACCGCTGTATTAAATGTTTAGCTGTAAAGATATGGGTGGATTTTAGTTACTGTCCATTATGTGGAGAAAAAATAGAATGGGAGGAGTGAATAGATGGATAACTATCTTAAACTACGACAGAGGTATGGTAACTACAACTCCTATGAAAGGTTAGTAGGGCCTAAAGCTCTTGTTGTTTCTATTCAACAACTAACTGAGGTAGTTTCAGCAGCACTGCTGGATATTCTAGAACGTTTAGAGCGTTTAGAGAATGAAAGCTAGACTACCTCGGTGTAAGTGTGGAGAGACGCGGTCTGAGTGTTTTTATCGTACAAACCAGTATACGTGTAAGCAGTGTTTGAGGGTATATTGTCAAGAGCGACGGGAGCGTATAAATAGTCGTGCTGTTCATTACAAACGAATTCGTGATCCTGAGAAGACTAGGCCTGTCTGGTTAAGCGTAAAGTACCCAAAGCGTCCTTATACACCAGAGATGCGTATTTTCGAGACCGCGTTCTGGATATTGCTACAACGTAGCTGGTTCTTCGATGGAAGAGAGGACGTAAGTCGAAAGCTCAATCGTCTAATAGGTGGTATTCATACTGCAAGTAGGCGTGAACGCTCTTGGGTGGAGAAGTTTGTACAAGGAGGTGAACCGGTTGTCGCCATTCGCTCTCGTACCAAGGGAGGTGGAGGAGTTGACCTTAGCTCTGTCTAGGAAGCTTAGAATAAAGGAGGATAGGGTAAGAAAGGCCCTCGACGAACTAACGAGGGAGCAGGTAGCACGAATAGCTAGGAACGAGGCGATTGCAGAGCTTGCTAGGAGGTGACCACGATGTTAATTGGGGTCGTACCGATTGAGGAACTACAACTGACTATAGCGTCGTTGATAGTATGCACCCTACTGGTACTACTGGCAGTTGGGATGTTTCTCACTGCCTGGGAGTTGTGCAAGATGTCGTGTCAGCGGAGGAAGTAACCTGGGCAACGTACGAACTTAAATAAATTTTATTTTCCCCGTTGATTTCACATTGATTATTTAAGATAATAAGTATAGGAAGTATAATAATAATAAGGAGGAGTACCGCATGTCAGAAGAAAGACAAAGTTTCACGCTTGACACAGGAGAGCAGGGGAGCCGTAGTGCCTTCATCAGGCAAGAGTTTATGAAGGACCGCTCTCGGGCAGATATTGCAAAGGAATTAGATGTACCGTACTACATCGTATACTCTGCAACTGCCAACATGTTTAACGCCGTTCATACTGCGGGCGGTGGCAAGGCTGGAGGTAGCCGTGGTGTCATGGTCGAGGATCCAGATACTGGCGAAATGGTTTCACGTGCAGCCTTAATGCGTAAGATGATCGAAGAGAAGGGAATGACTCGTGGTGAAGTGAAAGAGCACTTCGACGTTCCCTACGCGACTGTCTACGCAGCTACCAAGGACGTAGAGCTTCCTGAAGGAGCTCGTAAGGGTGGACGGAAGATGATTACTCATCCGGATACTGGTGAAGAAGCACCCAGGACAGAGGTTATCCGCGATATGTACGGTGCGGGTAAGACAAGACGCGAAATCGCTGATGCGCTGTCCGTTGACTACGCTGTAGTCTGGGCTGCAACCAAAGAGCCGAAGGAAGTGGACGATGAGGTGCAGTCGGACACCGATTCGTATGACGAGTTCGATGAGTAAGAGCTTCGGCTCGACTAGGGAACCTGCCAATGGTGGGTTCCCTTTCCCTGTTTAAGGAGGTGTTTCTGTATTGGAGGAGATTTTAAAGAAGTGCTGTAGTAGAGGAGAGAACTGTGTCGATCCGAAAGGGCCGACTCTTCCAGCAGATTGTTTTTCTAAGCGCTCCCTTTCTCCTGATGGACTTTCCTATAGCTGTAAGCTCTGTGAGAGGGCTACATCTAAGAAGTCATACCAGAAGAGAAAGAAGCAGAGGCGTGAAAGAAAGTACTATGAAGCGAACAAGGAGAAAGTCAGAGAGCGTTCTCACAAACGATATGAGGAGAACAAGGAAATGATTTTAGCACAGTCCTCCGAATATAGGAAAGAGAACAAAGAGGTTTGGCGCCAAGCCGATGTACGAAGAAGAGAAAGATTGAAGAAAGCCGAGAAGGCACCTTACACTCGCACGGAAATAATCGAGCGCGACAGCGAGGATGGAATTCCTATCTGTCAGATTTGTATGAAACCCGTGACAATGATGGCAGATTTACAGATTGATCATATCGTACCACTGCAAGCAGGTGGCTCGGATACCCCTGAGAACGTAAGGGTTGCTCATGCGAACTGCAATCGTCGTCGTCCAAAGGATGGAAGTGATATTACCTCAATACAGGAAGGATGATATAGTTGTTGAACTTACTTGACCCACGAATGGTCAGTATGACCTGCGACGTGAAAGATAACAACACGAAAGAGAAGTGGACGTTTCAGAACTTTATAGTCGTAGGTTTTCACGAGACGGGCGAGACTGCCCTTATAGCAGCAGATCTACGAAACATCGCAAGTGCAATCGACACCTTAAGTAGTGTGTACAAAGCCGGTATGTCAATGGCGAGTCCAGAGGTGAGAAGGGCAGTAGAGACCGATCTGTTCTTGCAGGCTTGTAAATCAAAGGAGCTGACGGAGGATGACAAATCCTAGCTACGAAAAACTAATAGCGAAGCTTCCCTCTACTGGTATTCTAGTTGCTCTCGATCCAGGTGAGACTACCGGGTATGCTATATTCATGAACAACTACCTGATAGAGACAGGACAAATAAGTGGTAAGAATTTTGTAGAGTGCATAAAAGATCTACATAGACTCTTACGAAATGCAAACCCACATCACGTAGTTATGGAAGACTACAAGATCTACAGTCACAAGAGTCAGGCTCATGCTTGGTCAAGTCTGTTTACACCACGATTGCTGGGTGCTATAGAAACACTCTGCTACTTTGAAAGGAAGGTACTACACAGACAAATGGCCTCAGCAAAGGGCTTCTGTACTGATGAGAAACTAAAGAAGTGGAATATGTTCAGAGTAGGACAGCCACATGCATGTGATGCAGTTCGTCACGGTGTATACTTTATTCTCTTTCGAAGTAATCGGGAGGTGCGAGATGAAACCAGGAAGTTGGGTTCGAGATAAGACACTGCCTAAGGATTGTAATCGAGGAGTGGTGATAGATGCTCCACAAGGCCATCTCCGAGTACACATTGAGGGACAGGTCTATACCTACCATATAAGAGCAGCTACAAAGTTTCTACAGATCTACGATCCTTTTGGTGCCTTCGTAAGAGCACTAAGTGGTAAGGAGGCTAGATAATGGAAGTCGATACTCTTTTAGGAGTCCTAAACGGTATTATAGCTATGTGGATGGCCTTTACTTCTCGAGATTATGTTCAGAGAGGAGAGAAACGCTTAGGTATAATAGCATTCCTTCTCGGTCTCTTTAATCTAAGTATGTTCCTCTACCTAGTAGTTCTTAAAGGAGGAAGCTAGCATGGACATTTATACAGTATTTAGAGTCTTTCTACTGGTAGTGGCAATTGGAAGTGCCATTGCTGGAGGTAGTCGCAAGACGGCGTTTATGGGCTTTCTGTTCTTCCTTACCAGTGTAGTGGCTCTGATTATTCTGCGATGATGGATCCGCTGAAGCCGTACCAGGAGGAAGGGACTCGGTTCCTTGTGGAAAGACAGAAAGCTATACTCGCGGACGAGCCTGGGCTCGGAAAGACGAGGACTGCTCTGGAAGCGGTAAAAACACTTACACTAGGTTCTCTAGGGCGAGACGTACTTGTAGTCGCACCACGAATGGCTACAGGTGTATGGAAACGAGAGATACAGAAGTGGTTCGGGTACGACGTTATCGTCTACACCGGCCTTACACCTCCCCATAAGCGCAAACAGCTCTGGGCCGAGTTTGCAGAGCGGCCCTCGGGGTTAAGGCCAGTACTGATTATTAACTATAATATGGTGTTGGAGATTGCACAGAGACAGACTGCCTGGCAGGCTATAATCTGTGATGAGATTCATATTGGTGGCTTATTGAACCGGAAGAGTAAGACTTATAGCAACTTCAGACGGTTACAGAGTCGCTTTCTTTTTCTGTTGACTGGGACTCCGGTCAGAAGAGATCCGTCTGATCTGTACGCACCACTTGCTTTGTTGAATCCGTACCAGTTTAATAGTTACTGGACTTTTGTTAAGCACTACTGTATCGTACTTGATACACACTTTGGGTATGAGATTGCGCCAAGACCGAAGGATGTTTCTGCGTACAAGAAGATGTTAGATAAGTATCTGATTCGTCATACTAAGAAGCAGGTATTGAAGGAGCTGCCACCGAAGACTCGGACTGCCGTTCCTCTTGATATGACTAAGGAACAGGCGAAGCTATACCGGCGGATGGCAAAGGAGTTGATTATGGAGCTGGAATCGGGAGAATACGTGCTCGCTGCGAATACGATTACTAAGATTACAAGACTCCGACAGCTACTTGTCTCTCCGCAATTGCTAGGAAGTAAGGAGCGAGGCGCGGCTCTCGAGGCGCTTATCGAGCTTGTGATCGACGAGTATTACTCCGAACGCGCCGTTGTAGTCTGTACCCCGTATCGAGACGCGACTACACTGATCGCCGAGGAGCTTACAGCGTTAGGCGCGTCGGTGTTCGTTATCCACGGGAAGATAGAACAGGCGGCAGCAGATATCGCAGAACAGTTCCAGGCGTGTCAGAGTAAGCGGAAGGCGTTGGTTTACACTGTGAAGAGTGGCGCGTCGTTTACCGCACATGCAGCTAGTACTGCATTCTTCGTTGGGTACGAATGGAGTGCAATCGATAATCTCCAGGCAGAAGATAGGATACACAGGATTGGACAAACCGACCCTGTTAATATCTACTACTTCCTCCACTCTGGTACTATCGACGAAGCAATCATGGAACGGTTGGATGAGAAGACCATGGCAAAGAACTGGGTTCTGTATCCTGAAGAAGTAGTCAAGTGTCTTAAAGGTCTGTAAGAGCCGTGAAATTTTCTTATTTTAGCACTTGACCATTTTTGTAAAATGTTGTATAATTATATTAAGTCCTGAGAAAGGAGAGGAAACTATGGAGTTTTTGGAGATCCATACGAGTGATCGAATTGCCTTTAAGCGATGTCGACGGAAGTGGGAATGGAGTAGTCCCCTTCGTCGTAACCTAGTTCCTAAGGATCCCTCCGAGATGGTAAATCTTTGGATTGGGACGGGTGTTCACTTTGCATTCGAGGATTACTGTGGCTACAATAGGTACGGTAATCCTGTTATTGCATTTGAAGCGTTTTGTAATGCGCATAAAGCAAGTGAGGTTCCAGACTTCGCAGATGACGCAATTGAGTTATGTATGGGAATGCTTGAGTACTATCCATACTGGTACGAGCAGGCCGGACGTCCGAAGTATAATACAGTCTGGATTGACGGTGTACCCCAGGTGGAGGTAGAGTTTCGTCTGGAGCTAAAGGAGCTATCTGCAGTTGCAGGTTACCCAGTCGTCTACCACGGAACCTTCGACCGCGTTGTACAGGATGAGGAAGGTATGTACTGGGTTGAAGACTATAAGACAACTCGTACAATGGACTATATGCGTATGGCTACCGATCCGCAGATGAAGGCTTATACATGGGCAGCGGAGCAGGTATACGGTATGGACTTTGAAGGTGCTATTATGACACAGTTGTTAAAGTCTTATCCGAAACCACCGAACAGGCTCAAGACAGGTGGGTTCAGTCAGGATATACGACAGAAGACAACGTACGGGCTCTATCGTCAGGCTTTGCTTGACGCATATGGTAATGTACCAACTAACTATGTTGAGTTCTTGAATAAGCTCGCTGCTGAAGAATCAGTGGAGGGAAATAGATTTATTCGTCGTGACTGTATTCATCACAATCGAGCTGTGAAGGAAAATACGTACAACAGTATTATATTGGAAGGTAAGGATATGCTAAACCTAGAGTTGCCATTGTATCCAAACGAGACTATGAATTGTTCTTGGGATTGTGGTGCTTTTAGGAATGTATGCATAGTTAGAGAAGAAGGAGGTGATTACGAAGAGTTGTTAAGAAATGACTTTGTAGTCAGTACTAGAGGAAAGGAGGAACCTAGATGGCGGAAGAGACTGGAGGAACAGTGGAACAGCCTGAGCAACCATTAAGGGTAGTAAGTGTAGTTAAGCAGCCAGATGTAGTAAATCCACCAGCGGCCAAGCCAACGTTTCTGATACGGCGATCACTTACTTACGATCGGTACCTGAATGCTCTGCTCTACGGTGATTACGGTGTTGGTAAATCGTTCTTAGCGGCTACAGCAGCTGAGGTACCGAGAATGCAGAGAGTACTGTATATCAACGCTGAGGGTGGAGACGCGTCGGTTGAACACTTCGATATGGACATTATCGATATTAGTAACTACACCCAGTTTGCACGTGTATACGAGTTCTTGAAGGTGCACTGTCGGTATCGAGATAGCTATAAGCAGGATTCGAAGAACAAAGAGGCGAGAGACAAACTACGTCGACTCGAGGCGATGTTCAGAGAGGTAGATCTCGACGAGATAGATGAACCGACTTTGTATCATACAGTTGTAGGCGATTCGCTTACTGAGATTCAGAAGTATTGTATGTATCAGCTGCTTGGTATTACGATTGGTACGTTTCAGTTGGATGCAACTCCTGACGTACCAGAGTTGGGTGACTGGAATAGATCAGCTGAGATGATCCGACTACTGGTACGAACATTTAGAGACTTACCGATCAACGTAATCTTTGTATGTGCAAGGGGAGAGACGCAGGATCAGCATAAGCGGTTTCACTATGCTCCTCTCCTACCAGGTAAGTTAGGCAACGAGATACGTGGATTCTTCGATGTAGTTGGGTATCTCGTATCCGCACCGACAGAGGGAGGTGAAATACTACGACGGCTCTGGTTGGAGCCAGGACAGACTTTTACTGCCAAGAATCGTTTTAAGGACTTCGACGCGCTGTATATCGATAGTCCGAGTATGGCTGAGCTTGCTAAATACAGATTTAAGGAGGATAAGTAATGCCTAAAGATGCACTGAATCCCGATGAATTACTGGATGAGCTAAATGTTGCTGGTCACGAAGGTCCAGACGAGAACTTGGTTCTTGACCTTTCTGATGTATCGGAGGAGTTACCTGCTTTCGAGTTGATACCAGCAGGTATTTACTCAGCAACGATTGAGAATGTTGAGCACGTGAAGTCGAAGAGTAGTGGTAATCCAATGCTCTCTTGGACGTTCAGTATTACCACCAGTTCGCATGCAGGTCGCTTGTTGTTTTACCATACGGTTCTGAATAAGGACTCTGGTCTGACTCGTCTCCGTAAGCTGCTCACTCGCTGTTTCCCGGAGATCGAGTTAACCAAGTTCGCGCCTGGACGATTCGCTGACTCTGGTGAGGCTCTTGGTATTCCCTGCCGGCTGAAGGTAAGGATTACTACTCAACGTCCACGTCCGGGTACACAGGATAAGGCTAAGAAGCAAAATAGTATTACCGATGTACTAGCTCCTGGTGATAGTACAGGTTCATTCCTCGACGACGAGGTGTAAACTATGTTAAGCGTTAAGGAGGTAGCTGACAAGCTAGAGGTTAGCTACCCCACAGCCTTGAAATACATTAAGCGCTTCATACCAGGAGCAATAAGACGCGGTGGTCGCTGGTTTGTTCCGGAGGAGGCAGTGGAGCAGTTTGCGGCCACCGGAAATCCAATTGAGGAGGAAGATAATGAGTTCTAATAATAACAAGTTGTTAATACTTACAGGTATCTTCGTAGCGGTGATTCTAATTGCGAATACCCTTGCCAGTAAGCTGTTTGAGATCGGTGGGTTCGTAATGACTGCAGGGATCATCGCCTTCCCTATTACATTTATGATAACTGATGTTATCAATGATGTATGGGGTAAGCAGAAGGCCCAACTAGTTGTGTGGGTTGGATTCGCTGCAAATATCTTGATGGTCGTGATGTACCAGGTTGGAGTTTGGCTTACACCAGCAGGATTCTGGCCGGGGCAAGAGGCCTTTGTCAGCATTTTGGGTGCCGTACCAAGAATAGTCGGTGCAAGTATGGTTGCCTACCTGATTTCACAGACCTGGGATGTTTGGCTGTTTGCAAAGATCAAGGAGCAGCTACCATTTGGTTTATGGTTTAGAAATAATGTTAGTACCTTCACTTCACAGGCAATCGATAGTGCTATCTTCTTAGGCTTAGCATTCTGGGGTGTTCTGCCTTTTTCTGCTTTAGTAACGATGTACTTTACCTATATTGTTGCTAAGTGGCTCATTGCATTGCTTGATACTCCATTTGTATATCTAGGTGTGAGATGGGCCCAGAAATAATATCGATGGTGTCAATCGAGACTGCTCGGGCAGAGCTGTCTAGAGGTAGTACTGTTATCTCATTCGAGGCTCCATTTGAGGCTATCTGCAGTATACCGAGAAAGCCGTATGGAGGTACTATAACAGTCACTTACACTCCAGCTGTAGACTCGCAAGGTTATGCAACTTTACTAGAGTGGAATAGTTTCGCAGCCTGGTTGCAGGAGCTTCGCAGTGCAATGCTGCTAGCAGAGGAGATGGCCCATCTTGTTGCAGATACTGTCTGGATAAAGGTGGTTCCTGAGAGTCTACGAGTCGAGCTTGAAGTACACTCGGCGTTTCACTTACCTGTGCGGATTGAGGTGTCACTACCATGATGTTTATAACTGTGAAGGCCCAGAAGGATGGATTACACTTCTATGGCGATGCACCGAAGGAAGTTGCATATTTACGTACACTGCATAGACATATGTTTCATGTCGAGGCAGAGCTGCAGGTATTTCACAGTGATCGTGAGTTAGAATTCTTTATGGTACAGAAGGAGCTACAAAGAATTTTAGACGAGATTTTCGCGGAAGAAAATTACGGTATGAGTTGTGAATATATCGCGGCAAATGTGCAACTCAAGTTGGACGAACTGTATCCATTCTGTACCGGGCCCAGACAGATAAATGTTCGCGTATCCGAAGATGGAGAGAATGGCGTTTATCTGGTAGGTGCATACAAGAAGTAGTCTGTTCTTAGACTCCCGAACTGAGCCGTCGGGGGTCAATAGAGCAGAGTTTGGCGGGGTGGCGGAATAGGTAGACGCATTGTCTTTATCTACAAGGAGTTCGGTGAACCCGGTATTTATCGTAAGGGCAAACGCTAGCCCATGCAGGGTGCAGATCCCTGCCCCCGTCACTAAGTTTGGCAAGGTGCTGAGTGTTTAATATCTTAGGCGAAATGGGTAGGGGTGTCGTTACCTCTTTATGTATTATTCGTCAGTCGTGCCACCCATGCTGTTCGACTGCCCTTGCCAACTAAAATTGAGAGAAGGAGGTGAATAGATGGATCTCAGGGAGTACCAGAAGGGAGCTACTAATACCTTCAAGCCGAGTAAGGACTTGGATGAACACGAGGGACGTATCCTTAATTGGGCTCTGGGCCTGGCGAATGAGGCTGGTGAAGTAGCAGGTGTTGTTAAACATTTGATATTTCACAACGAGCCGTTTGAGAGGATGGAGGTAGCGAAAGAGATCGGTGATGTTCTGTGGTACGTAGCTGCACTCTGTACAACGTTCAAGATTGATATGGGTGTTTGTGCAGAACTGAATCTAGCTAAGCTAACATACAGACATGGCGGTGTAGCGTATGATGCTAATGGTAGTGCGCACCGACACGAACGTGAGAGCGCGTTTGAGCAGACGGAGCTGTACAAACAGCTGGAGGAGAGGATAAAATGTGAATAGAGAGGAGAGTAAGGTGAGGGATAAGACGTTAAACATTTCTGAGGTACGTGGAGCACGTGAGTATATTCCGGATTTGGAGGTATACGGAGATGGAGATACCTTTGCGTTACTCTGTAAAGCTTCTTCTAAGGAAGAGGGCTGGATGAAGTCTACAAAGGTATGCAACGTACCAGGTGGGTGTATCGTTCAGGTTACTACACAGCAGATGAACTATAACGGCTCCTATGCCGTTGCTGAGGCCCTGACCTATGTACCTGGAGTACGTATTGACGTAACTGTTACACCACGAAGATTGGTGGGGATCTCATGCGAGTAATTTTGGATGGACCAGATGGCGGAGGAAAGAGTACTACAGCTGAGGGACTAAGGAGTATTTTTCAGATTCCGGTGATTAAGTATACCGTACCAGAGAGTGATGAGGAGCTTCGCGATCGTATTGAGCGAACGCTTCTTTTTGGTATGAGTGCACCAATAATATTGGATCGTTGGCATTATCCAGCAGATATGATCTACTGTGATATTGTAGAGCAGAGGCAGTCCTCGATTCTTGAATACGGTCCACGGTTGATGGAGTGGCTATTGAAGAACGATGTACTGTATGTCTATCTTACTGCTAGACCTGACGTGTTGGTACAACGACATACAGGAGCACCTAATGACTATGTGCAACCAGAGCAGCTAGAGGCGATAGCTCAGCAATATGAGGATTGGATGCAGTTACTATTGGACCAGGGAGTTGGTGTTGCTCGAATTGATACTACTGCTATTTCTAGATCTGCTGCTTTATGTGCTGCCGGTAGGGCTATTGTAGACTACTATGCAGCTAGGTACTACAATGTAGTTCGACTAAACGATTAGGAGGAGTATGATGAAAGTAGCGACGATTGTTCCAGTTCCGTATTTATATCATGTCATGGGACAGAGTTACCATTTGTGTCTGTCTCATGTAGTCTCAGAAAGTGAAGACTACAAGGAGTTCTACAAACAGCAAGCTGCTAATGGCCACTTTGTGGTTATTGACAATGGAGCTGCTGAGGGTGCATGCCAGCCGATTGAGAAGGTACTTGCTAATGCTCTAGCGATTGGAGCTCACGAACTGGTACTACCAGATGATATTTATGATCAGAAGAATACACTGCAGATGTTACAGCATTCGTACAACTACATCTGGAAAGATTGGAAGGGCCAGATTATGGTTGTACCACAGGGAGAGACGTTTAAGGAGTGGTGCGACTGTACAGAGCAGATGTTTGAATGGCCTGTGCACTGTATTGGGATATCGAAGTTCATAACTCCTAAGTACAAAGACGAGTGTCGTGGTAAGGCGCGTCTAGAGGCATACAAGTTTGTCGAGGAGCTAGCCCGAGGACAGGAGATGGATGTACATCTACTTGGTTGTTGGGACCACCCGGTTGAGATTGCTGAGATCTATAGCTATGCGTGTAACTCGACGGTACAGTCGGAGGTTGGTCTTCGAGGAACTGATAGTGCAATTGCGTATGTCTATGCAGCCGATAATAAGGCGCTGCTTCCGGCTATTCCTAGACCCGATCTAGAAGTAGACTTCCTTAATGGTAATGGTGCTGTGGACGGTTATTTGCTGGATGCAAATATCAGAAAGTGGCAACTCTACTGTACAGGAGCTCTTTAAGATGAAGTGTGAATCTTGCATCTATGGTAAGTATCCACGTATCCCTCGACCTGAGCCACATCAGAGCGATTTGGTAATTGTAGGTGAGGCTCCAGGGAACGAGGAGATTGCACGCAAGGTTCCGTTTGTAGGACGCTCGGGTAAGTTGTTGAAGCAGTCATTGCAGGCGTGTGGGATGCCGTACGACGATGTGTTTGTAACGAACGCGATGCTCTGCCGACCACCGAAAGGAAAGCCGATTCGGAGAGAGGCAGTCGAGTCGTGTAGGGCGCGACTATTAGAGGAGCTAGCTGTAGCTCAGCCTAAGCTCGTACTAGCACTCGGGAATACAGCGATGCACGCGCTGACAGGAAACTACAAGTTAAAGATTACAACAGAACAGGGGCGTGTCCTAACCGACACGCTCCTACCTGATTCTGTAATGGTGGTACCTGCATTTCATCCTGCAAAGATTCTACGCACGCCGGGCGACTACAAGACTTTTCGTACCGCTCTGATCTATGCTGGGAATCTTCTCCGTGGTGGGGAGATGCTCGATCCGGGCGAGACGAAGCTTAAGCTTATCACGAGTAAGGAGGATCTAACTCGAGTTGGGGAGACGCTGCAGAAGTACCAGGTAGTGGCAGCTGACTTAGAGACGACTGGGTTGAGTCCTTATGGTAGTGAGATACTAGTAATGGGAATCTCGTTCGATACAAACAAGTCGTACGTACTAGCAGAAGAGGCTCTTGAAGGGCTGAATGATCTGTTTGCTTTGCCAGGTGTTTCCTGGGTGTGGCATAATGGTAAGTTCGACTTATCGTTCTTGAAGTACTTTGCCTTTCATCAGGCGCGGGTTGATCACGATACTATACTACTACACTATGCTTTGAATGAGACGAAGGGAACACACGACTTGGAGCAACTCTCTGCCCAGCTTCTTGGAGCACAACCGTATAAGGCCGAGATGAACCGACATGCGCAATCCAAGAAGGGGTTAGCCGGAGCTCCGAAAGATGTGATATATCGTAGAGTTGCAGTTGACGCAGATTACACCCTGCAGATCTTTAAGAAGCTTCTACCTCAGGTTGAGAAGGATGAGAACTTGAAGAAGTTGTATTATGATCTGCTGCTACCAGCATCCGCGTTCTTACAGAAGGTTGAGGCTCGAGGATTGTATACAAACATCGATACTATCAACGAGCTCGAGGAGTTGTTCAGTAATAGATTTGATCAGCAGGAGCGTATTGTAATTGAGACGGTCGGTGATCTGTGGGATGGAGAGCTGTACGTACAACAGACTGAGGCTAAGTCAATACCAAAAGAGTTTAAGCCAACCAGTACTAAGCAACTAGCATGGATACTGTTTGACCAGCTACACCTACCGCCTTTAAGTAAGAAGGGGCGCAGTACCGACCAGGAGGTGCTCGTTGATCTTCGAGATCGCTTTCCTAAAGCCGCGCCGTTGATTGACGCGATCTTAGGAATGCGTGCAACACAGAAGGACTTGTCTACGTATGTACAGGGTATTCGCAGTAGGCGAGATCCTAACGGTAGAGTACATCCGAGCTTTCTAATCCATGGTACGCAAACCGGTAGGCTGAGCTGCCGCAATCCGAACCTGCAGAATGTATCGAAGAAGCGGAAGACAGTACGTCGAATGTTTGAGGCTGCAGAGGGGCATGTATTCTTAGAGGCGGATTACAAAGGTGCAGAGCTGCGCGTGTTAGCAGCTATGAGCGGTGATATGTTTCTCAGTCATGTCTTTGCTGAGGGTCGGGATTTGCATGATGAAGTTGCGAGACACTTCTTTGGTGCAAACTTTGACGAACAAGACCGAATGAAAGCAAAGACCATTAATTTTGGAATTCCGTATGGACGGTCTGAGTATTCAATTGCAGAACAGTTCAATATTACTGAGGAAGAGGCACGTTCACTTATTCAGGCTTGGTTTGAGCGTGCACCACAAGCAGCAGAATTTTTACTGCAGTGTGAGCTGGCTGCTATTCAAGGACATGTACTGCGTACGCCTTTTGGACGATACAGACGATTTGGATTGATAACACCAGAGGTAGTGAAGGAGATTTCGAATGAGGCGAGAAACTTTAAGATTCAGTCAATTGCGTCAGATTTAACCTTATTATCTGCGATAAAATTAGACCCTGTTTTTGAAGAGAAAGGTATTAAGATTATCAACCTTGTACATGACAGTATTTTATTCGAAGTACCTGACGATGCCGCTCTGATACGATGGACAGCAAAAAAGATAGAGGAGGTGATGGTTGAGGTTCCGAAGGTAGTACTCGGACCGAAGGTTCCGTTCGAGATTGAAATTAAGTATGGACTTACATGGGATGTAATGGAACTATATACAATTTAATTGGAGGTACATGAAAGATGAAGATTCTAGGGAAGATTCTAGGACTGCTACCAGGATGGTTAAATGAGCAATACAATGAAATTAACGCGAGTGGTTGTCCTTACTATACCAGTAGGGTGATAATTGGTGGCGTAGCTAAGTTTGGTGTGGCGATCGTTATACTTTGGGTGATGGCTGGATAATAGGAAAGCCGGAGAATGTTCTCCGGCTTCCTTTTGTCGCATGTGCGACTCCGACAGGGAGGAGTGCCGTCGGAAGCTTTCTAAAAAGACCCTCACTAGGTTTTCTCCTCACTTTCCTTAAAACGCACCCCACTAGGTTTTCTTCTTCTTTTCAGCAGCACGCTTCTTCGCGCGCTTCTCGGCTAGTACCTTAGGGCAGTTCACTGAAGGACGCTTACAGCGATCCTTCTTCGGGGCTGCCTTTTTTGGTGCAGCCTTCGTCATCGCTTTAGGCATGGCTATTCTCCTTTCTTACTCATTTGCAAATCAATACCAAATAGAGCTGAGATCTTATCCTTCACCTCAACTAGGTATTTTAGCATAACTGCTGCTACCGCTGGATAAAACAGCGATAGAAAGGGTTCACCTACCATATCTGCTACAACTGCCAGTAAGGTCAGGCCACCTACATACGGAAATACACCATGAGCGACGAAGCGAGGCAGAAGACGAAAGTCGAAGTTCTCCGTATCTGCACGAAATGAGATAAATACCGCCAGCAGCGTGTCGATTACGATAGCCGCGATTACAATCGCGAGTGCCATCCAAACCGGATATATAGTGACGTCAGGTTCCATTAGTTTCACCTCCTTTCGAACCTATCCTACCGAGTTGTCAACCGGTATTCGGTTTAGCGTGAAGATCCACGACAATCTGCAGTTGGATTTTGGTTTAATTCGTACGGTTCTCCTACATTGCTATTGTGTCCATTCTGTCCATTGCAGGAGCACTTTCTCTCTGTTACTGTAACCCAAGCCAGCGAAAACAGGTGACCTAGGAATCCGGCACCGAAGAATACAATAATCTCAGTCTGTACCGTTTTACCGTACCAGTTGAAGTACATTACTGCTGTGGTAAACAGAGGGGCTGTAAACATACAGTACGCAACCACGAACTTAGAGAATTTTATATTGCTATCACGTCGGAGTAGTTTCATTAGAATAGATCCCACCACACTGGTATGGTCTTGGCGTGAGTTGCAGTTCGTAGCTTTGCCTTACCTATACCTTTTATATTGGTGTTTGATACTACCTCAGGTGCAGCAAAGCTGGAGTTAAACTCGAAGTCACCGTCTAGCTCCAGCTCTATGGTATGACTAAAACCCTTACTCTGGGCAAATACCGGTGCAGCCATTAGTAACATTATCATTGCTACTAATAGTAATAATGTTAGTAAACGCATTTTTAAGACCTCCTTTTAAGCTCTTCATCTGTTATGGTTTCAATAAAGGCCCCTGTTACTCCCATCCTGATTAAATTGCCTCGTATCATTTGGGCGGTGTGTTCGTCTCGATATGAACCTGCAATTACCCTGTGCCATAAGTCATTAGTGGGTGGTATAGGTGTAAGAGATGGCTCTGGAATTGCTAGTCGCGCATATAATTCCTTCAAGAATGGATTACCTGGACAGTACCAACGATTCACCGCGTCAATATGCTTGTGGCCAAATACATGTGGCCAGGCTGTTGGGAAGTTAAATTGCCTTCCCCAGGTACGGATGATGTTTACGATTGTGTCCATTTGCTCTGGTGTCCATAAGTTCTGATTAGACCCCACTCGAGCAACAGAGAGTGTATATACGTTTGGGTTAACTCCCTGTTTCAGTAGTGGCCATGAGGAGCTACGAATCGCACCATGGGACCAGGCAGTATTTTCTGGTGCTACATAGTGTACTGCCTTACCATCTCGCTTTACCAGAACATTGTAGCTCGCCTTAGCGTTCGGATTCATTATCCAAGCATGGTTTCCGGGAAACTCACCGCCAGAGATATGTACTCCTATTCCTATGATCTGCTGTCCCTGGCGTCCTTGGGTACCTCGACTGGGGTAGCCAAAGTTTGGACTAGTAAATACCTCATCGTACATTTTGTCACCTCCTTTATAATACTCGGGTTACAAGCTCAACTGCCTGCTGGGAGGGCCATAGGCCCATGATCCAGGTTATGAAAGCGGTAAGGGCTCCTAACACAACACAGGCTGTAGTAATGATAGTAATCGCACGAGTAAACCGTTGCTGCTCCTCTATTTGTCCTTCTTTTCGCCATTTGTCTTTCAGTTGTGTTGTGGTAGTAGCAATTAAAGTTTCTTTATATGCCTCGGCTACATGTACGTCGAAATCCTCTCGCATCAACTGAACTTCGGGCAGCACGGGGCAAGCCTCGATGCGCTCTGTGCATATCTGTTCGATTGTCTCCTGCATCGACTTAAGCTCGTCTTTGTAGCCGTTCTGCGCTGTTATACGATCGTCTAGGTGTAGAAGAAAATGTCCCATCAACTGCTGACTTCGCCCTATTAATTGTAGCTTTTGATAGATCTGAGTTTGATTTACTCGCTTAACCAAAACACCCTCTTCCTCCTGGTATGCTTCTTCAGGATACGTTTGCAGGGCCTGCTCAAGCTGCTCTCGAATACGTGCATTTCTGTCTATCAGTACTATCACCTCATTTGTAGCCCACTAATAATATTTAAGTCTTAGATTTTACCGTTTCTCCTGCTTCCGTAATCTTTCCCTTTTCATCAACCACCTGCCACGGGCTACAGGGTGTGTTTATTTCCCCGTGATGATCCTCATGC